ACCTACTTGTGTAATATCCCCCATAAAAACGTATTGTGCTCCGTTTTCTTTAGCCCAAGACTCAAATCTTTTAACGAGCTTGATAGAACTTGGTTTTCCTCTCGCCTCCTTACTGACGAACCAAACAAGTTCACTTGCAACTGTGGTATGCGACATTAATAAAGAAGTTATAGCACAGACTATACCTCCGTTTACTTCTCCGTCCGTTTCCGATACAAAGATTTGGTATTGAGGAGAGACTAAAGCATTCTTTAAAAACTCTATCGTTTTGTCTCTATCCCATTTGTGTGATTTTGGGGCTTCTCTTGAGAACTCTCTACCTACGATAAGTACGTCTAGTAGATCATCCTCGGTCATTTCACGGATTATAGTTTTCATTAGTAGCGTGGGTTCCTGCCTGTAATGATACCCCAACCTAGGAGCAAGAAGTCTTTACCTTGTTCACTCTCGTACCTGATACGCATGGATCGACCATGGCCTCTAATCTTAAGTCTTGTGGTAATGACTGTTTCTGGGTAGTCGTATACGTCAAGATTGTTAGGATCAGGTATGACAGTATACTTCTTGCGATTAGCTTGTTGTGCTGTACCGAAGTCCTCGGCAAAGTCCCAAGCTGTTGACACAAGCAAGGAGGATGGACGTACAGCTTCGTACCCACTAACCTCGTCACCTGTGAATCCTGTTTCTGTCATACGTGAGTAGACAGCAATGAAGGGTGCGTTCTTCTTAGTTACCAAGTCGCCTACAAAGTCATAACCTGTCTCAGCAAAACTTGAGTAGTTAGCACTGCCCCAATCTAAGAAGTCTATGCTTGTGAAAGAACCCATGGTTAGTTTGTTGTCAGAGCCACGGCGACATAGAAGGATAATAGCTGGGTCACCTGTGTTGAACGTAGAGATCTGAGTAGATACAACATCATCACCAGCTGAGGTAACAACATCGTCAGCGCCTGAGTTTGACAGAACGTCTAGCTCTAAGTTCTTAGCTCCGTAACCTGAGTAGAAAGCCAGACCCACAACACAGTCAGTGTTGCTTGTCATGTCTGACACCTTCCATGGGTAGAAGGCTTGAAGGGGAATGTCCAGGATAAGAAAGTTATTTAGCTTAGACTCTACTGGTTCGTCCTTATCTGGGTAAGCCCAATAGATCCTTTTGTTTATGCTATCGTATGCAGCTGTAACCTTAAGTTTAGCGTTAGAGTCTATCTTGTCCCAGAAACTTTGTATTGTAGGGATCGTAAGGTTCTGTTCTTGACCCTGACCAGATACAGAATCTGTTTGTAACGTGTGGATACCGAAGCGGGACCACCAGAAAGGAACACCCTCAGCCTCTACAAAAGTGTTAGGGCTTAGTATTCCTATGCGAGACACACGGTTGATTGAGTAGGCTGCTGCCGAGAAGATACCGTCAATACCGATGATCTGCCATACGCCGTTCTCTGCAAATACAAACAAAGAAGACTGATAGGAGTATAGCTTTTGGATCTTGATTGCGTCTGGTATTCTTATCTCACCACCATCTGTGTCATACAAGTCTGAGATAAACTCTGACGTAGGGTCATTACGTTGGTGACAAATACCAAGATCATCTACTGTATCTGCAAGCCTAGAGAAAAGAATAGTACCTGCATTTTTAGCACTCTCTAAGCCAGCGTAGAACACACGACCAGCAAAGGATTCTACACAAGTAAAACGTGAGGATTCAGTCTCAGCAGTAAGACCAGACCTTTGTTTATTAAAGAAGTCTAAGATAAAGTGACCGTTACCTGTTAAGGTAGTACCACCGTAAACCTTGTCGAACTCAGCCTCTAGGTAGTTGTCATCTACGTCTTTACCTGCGTACCAAGGGTGAGTTAGACGTTTGGTTAGGTCAGAGGGTGCTCCGTTGCCTGAGGCCCAGCCTGTGTTCTTCGCATCGTACTGACGTTCAGCGGAAGGACTGTTATTGTCTGAGTAGTAAGTAGACGTATCTCCTTGCCACTCAAAGTCTCTAACCTCAAAGTCAATCAAAGAAGGTGTGAAGGTTCCTGTGCTTGACTCGTATTGGATAGCTACTGTGTCAATGGCACCAGAAGAAACAACTAGGTTACCTTTAAGACTTGTGAACTGACACTTTACTGTTTCTGCTCCGTCAGAACCTACGTACTCATAAGGGGTAAGGCTTACCGAGTTAGCTTCAAGTTGGTTAGAGTAGGGAAGATCAGCTTTGTTATAGAAGTAAAGTGTGCTACCCTTCTGAAGAACCAGAAACTCTAGGTCAGCATTACCTCCTACGTTTACCCACTCACCTGTGGTCATGATTTCTGTGTCACTTAAAGTAAAAGAGGAAGCTACATAGCTATCCTCAAAGGTGACACCTAGGCGGCGTCTGCGTGTACCATCACGCCGAAGGTCACAGTTTAATTCGTCTACTGACGCACCGTCAGGGAACGTAAGTTCAGCAGCCTCAGTGATAAGACCCTTGACAAAGTTGTTAACTGCTTTTTGACTTAGACTTTGCGGCATCTTTTACCTTCTTACGTTTCATAAAGTTTTCTGCGTACTCGTCACGCTTGATCGTAGCAGACTTACTCTTGTTTCTCAGGTAGTCACTGACTGCCTTCTGGGCCTTAGGGATACTTGAGTATCTACCGCTTAACTCATTTGGCACTGAGCCTACATTGACTGTAATGATAAAGAAACGATAACCACCTAACTCTTTTTCGATTGTTATCTCAGACTTTAGCTTGTCTGTCTTACACACACACCTCTGGTTTTCGGTGTCATGAAAGAAGTCTACCATTACTTTCTCCCGTAACTAGGCTTAACATTTGGTCTTGTTGTTTTGTACTGGTCGTTCTGAACGTAAGACTTCAAACGTCTTGCCGCTTGATCTACCTTAGGATCAGCACCTCCTTTAAACAAAGAGAAGCAAGTAGACTTGGACTCTGCCAAGAGGTAAGGCATAAGTGTGTTATCTAAGTCAGGTTCAAAGTCATCTGTTTGACTAAAGGTAGGGTAGCTAGAACCAAAGGCACGGATCTTTGACGCCTGTAGGCTGCTATCAACAGAACTATCATATGCGTTCATAATGAGGTTCTCGTCATCAAACGATGTGTAGTAGGAGGGTGCTTCTGTTGATGTGACAAAGAGATCTAGGTTACCTTCGTAGGTCTCAACCAACAACCCATCCTCGTCCATGCGGTCTAGGAAAACTACAGGGTCTACAAAGGGAATAACCTTAAAGTCTTTATCTACTGCTGTTCCTACGTTGTACTCCACACGTTCAATGTGTTTGGTGTTAGTGGGGTACTTAAAGTGTGTCGGTTTAGCTGAGTCACCTGCAGCTGTAAGTGTCATGAGTTTGTTGTGCTCAGGAATATCACGAGCAGATATAATGTTGTAGTAAGTGTCCTCTACTACAGAGGCAATCTGTTGCGCTTCTATTGTGTCAGATAGACTGTTGACAGACTCAGAGTCCATGTCATTCAGTATCGACTGCACGATCTGTAGGAGTGTGGTCTTCATTAGCTAGGTACTCCATCTATCAAGATGTAGGCAGAGGCAACCTCAACTGTACAAGAAGCATCAGCCTTAACCTTAATCTCTACGTAATCGTTAGTGACTAAAGGTGTATGTCCTAGTAAAGAAACAGAACCCCAAGTACTTGTTCCTTGAGTCCGTACAACCCGTGAGCCAGTAAGTTCAGTTCCATTCTTAAATAAAGCCCACTCTACATCTCTAGTAGAGCCAGATGACTGTTTAACAGAAATAGAAACTGTGAGAGTACCAGTAATATTCTCAGAGCCTGTGTACTTAAATCTTGTATTAGGTGATGTTTCAATGCTAAAGCCATTAGCATGAGATAGTGTAAAGGTCTCGTCAACCACGGCGTCCGAAGTAGTGACGGAAATAGTCTCTGGTGTTACTGAGTCAAAAGAAATATAGGCACCTAGGAACCTGTTACTTTCTACCCAAACACCTGAACCTGATCCATTAGCTACATAAACTGTACCAGCACCAGCGGCTGCAATGCCCTTGGGTTCGTGAAGGTATGGGTCTGTTAGTGTTGAGTGATTTACGTTAGCCATCGTAGCTCCTATAGGGATATACTATCGTCCCTGCCAAGGTTAGATTTATTATACCTTAACTAAAAACTTATGTCAATAGAAAAGTGGGATGCCCCCTAAGGGACACCCCGTTAGTCTTACACAGCAGGGTTAGTTACGATAGTAACGATACCTTCTGGGCGGTACTTCTTAACACCGTAACGAGCAGTAGTTACATACTCGTGACGCTGGAAGTCTTTGTTGTACTCATAGTCAACCTCAGGCATTTGACGCCATGCGCCCACGAATGGGTTAGCAGTCGCATCAGCTGAGAAGAACAAGTTTGCAACACCGTTGTTTGTAGAGAAGTCGTTGGCTGTTGTGCCATCACGCTCCAACAAGGCTGAGTCAGCAACAGTTGTCTTCAGGTAGTTGGATGTGTATACATCAAAACCATAGACGTTAGCTACAAAACGCATACCAGTTGCGATACCGTCACGTACAATACCTTCAAACATTGGGTTGTTTGACACGTTGGTCAAGTTAGTCAATGTGTTCAGTTGGAACTCAACGGATGGGTCAACAACAGCGACCAAACCACGATCAGGTACATTGGATTTCTTCAAGGCGTAACGTGCCCATGCGAAGTCTTCCAGTTGCAGTACACCAGCGTTGCCGCCGGATACACGGTGAGCAACACCATCTGTGGTTTCTGCGGAGTTAGCTGTTACACCTACTTCAGGAGAAGCAAAAGTAGTTGACTCAAAGTGCTCCATGATTGCACGTTCTTGCTCAGGGACGAAACGTGCCTCAAGCTGTGCGCTGTAGAACGAGTCTTGTGCCGCTTTCTTGGTGATGTAAGAACCTGACTGCAGGTACTTGTCAACAGTGAAAGAGAACTCAGCTGTGTCCATCGGTACGTAGGCAACTTGTGCATCTTCTGTGTAGTCAGATACAGTTGTCTTACCGATTGTTGGGATGGTGAATGTGTCTCCGTCTGGGAAACCATCAAGCATACGTACATAACGCTGTGCTTGCATTTCGTCCCGTAGGATGTCTTTAAGTTCGGAGGAGTATACCTCTGAACGGATTAAACGCTGTGTATCAGCGTTGGATGAAATCATACCAGCCATTGTGCTAGTCCTTTCTTAGAGAGATTTAAGTATTACCGAACCTATCTCCCATCTTCACTTTATCTGCCATAAGCATCTGCTGTGTTTTTGGTTGATAGTATTCGTTAGGATTCTCTCGGCGTAGCTTTTGGTAGTATGCCCAATTACGTTCTGCCGAGACTTGCATATTGACACCTTCGGTTCGTACCGAGCCTTGAACCATAGGGTTCTGTTGTACTCGTGGTGCTTCCCCGATAAGAGTAAAGAAGGCGTTAGGAGACTCAGAAGCAATGTCACGTAAACGATCCATTGACATACCTAGCTCTTCTGCTTTCTTCTTGACAACAGCAGCGGCTTCTGTACCAAAGCTGTCAACCAAACTCTTGTCAACCTGAGAGAGATTCTGCTGTACAGTAGCATCCTTCTCACGCTGCGTAAGTGTCTTTTCAACAAGGCTCTTCAAGTGTTCCTCACTAAGGTTACCAGTGGTGTTCTGTTCCTTAGTGTTACCGTTATCTGTAGGCGCTACATTTTTCGCTGCGGTAGAATCAGCGGCCTTATTTTGTAGCTGTTCAAGAACTTGGTCCTGATACTCTTTCTTTTTGATATCCTCTCGCATCTGTGCTAACTGCTCTTCCAGAGTTTTAATGTAGCCATCCGCTTCAAGTTTACCTTTAGCTAAAGTCTCAGGGTCTTTCCAGTTCTCTCCCTTTGCCTCTACGAGCTTCTGTACATAAGACTCCTGTGGTGGGGCTTCTTGTGTTGTCTGCTCAAGGTTCTGTTCGGTCTGTGTGGTTTCAGCACCGTCAGTAAATACCATGTTTTATTCCTTGTCTAAGTTGATAAGATCAAGCACTTGGTTTAGTGCTCTGTTAAAACCAATCCGATCAGCCTGTTTGAATGCCCAAGACGGGCTGTCGTAATCAGCTGAGGGTGGTGTCTCCTTGAGCATTGGCCCTAGGATTTCTTTGAGACGATCTAGGCTTTCCCTATTTGACAAGATGGTCTGACGTACCTTAGCCTTGTCTTCTTTCGTCTTACATTCTTTATACCATTGAGCTTTCATTACAGTCCTTGCTCGATAGCTATTTGTTGTTCCTCTTCAAACTGTACCTGAGCTTCGGTAGCAATCTTCTGAGTTTCCATTTGCTCTACTACAGTTACGTTCTCGCTGAACAGTGCTGGTTCCCCTAGCTCGTCAGCTAACAGACGGGCAAACTCTTTGCCTGACAAGTGAGCCGCCATGGTGGGGTCTGACAACTTCAACTGGTACAGCTGGGTCAGGCTTTGTACACGGTTAGCACGTTCTGCAAAGTGACGAGCACCCATAGGAACAATCTTACCGTTACCCTTGATGTCTTCCTTTGTGATCTGCTCAAAGAAAGCTATGCCTGTGTCTTCGTTAAGTACACGAATGGTGTCGGCATAATCCATGTTACGTCTAGCAGCAGAGAGCATAGCGTTAAGTATCGGCTCAAGGAACACACGTTCAAAGTGAGCAGTCTTATGTTGGAAGATACGACCAGCAGCTGTCATAAGCTGGTTGACTTCAAACGCTGTCTTCTCCCCAGCACTACGGATACCCATAGCCTCACGAGGCGCACCAGCAAGCATCTCCATCTTGTTCTCTAGGTTCTGAATCTGGAAGTCAGCGTTAAGGGCTGTAGAGTCAGGTGCTAGGTAGCCTACGTCACCCTCTTCACCCAAGTAGATACGAGATCCTGGCTCAAAGTCAAAGTCCTCTACGTCACCCCGGATCTTCATAATAGGATAGGCAATCTGATCGAACACATCGGCCTTGAGGTTCTCTAGGTGGTCAATACGGTACTGCATACCTACGAGGTTGTCCAGTGGCCCCATGGCGTACAGGTTGTCAGGGCGTTCACGCCAACCAGCATGGAACACAGCAGCCTTGCCTAACCAGCTAGGGTTCTGTTCGTTCATGATGACATAAGCACGGTCTACTACTGTAATGACACGGTTTTTGTGGAACACACCGCTGTCTGTGTCGTAGATGTCTCCGTAGAAGGTTAGCATCTCTACGTAGTTAGACTCATAATACTCCTGTATGGTAGCAAAACCATCAGCAATAAAAGCCTGAGACTTTGACACATCAATGTCGTTACCTGATGCGTGAGCACGATTACCTAACATCTTCTCTAGTATCTGACTCATGTACCCGTTGTCTACTGACTCTTCTACCTTACGGGCTACCTCACCTAGTGTGACGATAGAACGGATGATCTTAGGGCTATCAGAGAAGCTAGGGGCTACAGGGTTAAAGCAAACATCGAAGGGGCTTAGGCGTACCAGTTTAGGGCCAACGTAGTTAACAACACGTTCACCTGTGTCCTCGTACTCAGTGTAGTCCTTGACAAACTCTACAGTAGCAAAACAGTTACCATACTGGATGTAGTCGTTGATTAGCTTGCTGGTTGTGTTCTCAAAGTCAGACTGACGGATCTTGTTCTGCATGTATGCCTGAATAACATCACGCTTACTTTTAACATCTGCAGCTTGGTCATTGGCTTCAAAACGGAACCAACGCTTCTGAGGAAACAAAG